TGGCGATTATTTTCAAGGATGATGAGTTGACAAAGGCTGAACACTATTCTGATGCTCATATCAAACATAAGGCTAATATGATTAGAGAGGTGATTACATATGATATCGCTATTCCATTCATAAACTCATTCTCAACACAATTAGTTCAATCTCTAGAAGCCTACAAAAATGATTAATATTCCACGCAGTTGGGATGAAGTTAGAATTGATATGTTCGTTGAACTTGATTCAATCGATATAGAGCAATTTGAGAGCATCTCAGCCATTCAATTAGAAAGATTATCCATTCTTACCGATACATCATCAGATGATGACATATGGGACGATATGGACATTAGAACAATGAATAAAATTGTGTCTGATATAAAGTTCTTATCAACGAAGCCATCAACCAATCTAAATAAATCACTGTTGAATGGTGATTTAATACTCATTGATTTCAATACCCTTACCTTCGGAGCATTTATTGACCTTGAATTTTATCTTAAAAAGGGTGAAAATCAAAACCTTCACAAAATTACCACCGTATTATTCAGAAAACATAAGGTTGATGAATGGGGTAATGTTAGAATGGAGCCATATGCTAATATTAATATGAATACTAGAAGTAATATGATTATGGAAGAGTGTTTATTGTCTCAAGTTTATGGTGCTCTTTCAGCATATAAGGAATGGAGAGAGGTTTTTCTTACGACATACTCCACATTATTCCAACCACCAATCGAAGATGATTATGATAAGGAAGACCTTAGCGAAGAAGAGCTATTTGAGTTGGAAGAGATTGAAAAGGAAGAGGCTAAGATGGCTGAATTTGGATGGCAACGAATGTTGATATCTCTTTCAGATAATGATTTTACAAAGATTGATGATTATCTAGAAATGGGTGTGGTATTCTTATTTAATATGCTATCAGTTAAGAAAGCTCTTAAGCTTTAAATAATCCCTTTGTTAATTCTTCAACAACAAAATCACCAATTGCATCCTTAACGTCTGATTGTGACAAGAAATTATCAATAAACTTTCCATCATCTAAATAGAGGATGTATTCGTTTGCCTTAAATCCCAAGTCAAATTCACCAGATGCATCAATCCTTGCATTAAATGATATAGACTTTGCAAGAGCCCCAGTAGCATTATGCCCTGTACTCTTGATATATCCAACCATTAACTTATTTAACTTATCGTTTATCATAATTCTATTATTTTACCCTTACCACCGATAGGTCGGACGTGTCCGTACCACCTCCCGAAACAACGATACAACGTTTCACATTATCTTTATTCATATTTCCATTTATATTTTCCCACCATCATTACCCTAAAATTTCATCCTCAAAGGGTTGTTCATTATACCATTTCCAACCATCAATTGGGTATGTGTATGAATCTTTATCTTCTCTCAATAAAGTGTAATCTTTATGGTAAACAAAGTTTGGTCCATATAACCACTGACCACTTAATTCTTGTTTGTAAAATCCTGATGTATCTTTCATAATTACCCCGTTATAGTCCAATTTTTATTTAACGCTATATCTCTCTCAGCCGCAGATAAATCCACAGATGCTGGTGTATTTGTTATATTAATATTAGCCGATGCCAATGATGTTCTATCAAATAAATCATTGAACAAATCAACCATCTCAGGTGCCTCAATTGCAGTAGATGAAACAATTACTGATACTTTAAGGTTTGGCATTCTTAATACCCTAAGATTATCACAAGCACTAAACATAGAAACAGTACCAGTCACATTTGAACAATCACCAAGAATTATTGAACGTATTTGATAGCAAGATTGAAACATTGCTGTTATTGCTCCAGTTAACCCGCTTGAAGAAGATAAATCCATAGACTCCAATCTTCTGCAATTATTAAATAAATTCAATCCATTAGTTAATCCTGGCATATTCAATACATTATTTCCAATTCTTTCTAGTGCAATACATCCATTGAACATCCCATTTCCAACTGCGTTTGGCATACTGAAAGTTGTTATTTCTCTTAATGCAAGATTTGATGTTAAAAAACTTGCGCCATTCGTAACACCTGTCAGATTAATCTCATCTATAATTTCTATCATAGCTGATGAAAATAAACCATTTGACAATGTAACAGATGTTGAACTTATTGTTCCAATATGTGTGACAAATGAGTTAGTAAATGTTGAATTCATACTTGCAGCTGAATTTGCTATCAAATTATAAGGAGTACCATCATTCTTTCTGAAATCACCAGTCCACGAAAATGCTCCTTGAAATGAAGCAACTGAGCTTAATACAGCATCGAAAATTCTTAGCCTTGGCATATTTATGAAAATATTTGCAGCACTTGAAATAATTTCGTCATAAATTAACAATCTCTCAAGATAGAATGAATCTCTTGCAGAACTAATATTTAAAGTATTCATCGTTCCACAATCCATAGCAACATCCAACCAACCAGTGTTCTTTCCAGTATATCCATTTGTACCAGCTGGGTCTAATCTAACTATGGTCGAATCTCCGAATGTTATATTTATAATGACCATCTTATAATTACCATACTGCGAATCAGTCAAAACCGAACCAGAAAGTGTTGCATAATCATATTGATGTTGATAAAGAACATTGCTTGATGCAACTTGGTCAGGAGTACCATCTCCGTGACTAACAAGAGATGTTGATGTTGGGTCACCAATTTGATAGTTAAACCAATGTGTAGAAGGTTCGTCCTCGAATACCGCCCAAAGTCCACTTAACTTATTATCACCAGCCTGAACGGATTCTAATGACAACCAATCAGGATTCCTTGTCCACCCACTTGTTGCTGGTGTGCTTGGAGCTTGAGCTTTTATATATAAATTATTACTCATTATTTAGAAATTATCAAATTAACAACCGATGCAGTATCAGCTGATATTGTTATCTTACTTCCAATTGCAATCGTACTTCCAGTTGTATAAACAACATCATCATCAAATAATGCAATTGATGGTGTATTAAGTATGTTATCAATAGAATTTATTGCAAGCGCATATGGTGCATATACATCTACTGTCTGAGCATCAATCAACTCAATTGTCCACTTTATTGGAACATCAACCCAAGTACTACCAGAAGCCACATATTCAATTGATGAACCCCCCGTTGCTCCAGTTGATATTGTTACATCACTTAATTCATTCAATGCTGAGGCACTTATCGTGGACGCTGAAAGTAGTCCAAGAGATGTGAGCGCATCAGATATACCTTGCGTTGTTGTTACAGCTGAGGTAGTATATAATTTAATTATATTTCCAGCCTCCGTTCTAAAGTGAGGGGCTGCATTTCCAGCTACTATATCGGCTGAGTATATAGCAAAATGGTCAATTAAACTAGTTGTAGGTATTGTATTGTTTTGAATATGAAAAACATTCTTTCCTAATGTTACTGTTTGTAGTGTAGATGGTGTCTCATTACTTAAAGCTATGTTTCTTGGGGATATTGTAAAACCTGCTGTAGATTCATTTCCAGATTGGAAAACAAAACCAGAGGCAGATGTTCCATATCCTCCTGACGAAGGTGTTGATTTAAATAAGAAATGACCATTAACACTAGCGTTCTGTGTGAAGTACTCCATACTATTTAAGTTTGAAGCATTTTTTGAAAATCTTATTCCTCTATGTTGAACTGCGTCAGTCTTGAACATTTCAACATAATTATTTGTACCATCAACCCTTAGTGTATCCTCAGTATTATTTGACCGCCTTGATTGTACTACATAATCACCACTGATATTGAAAATGTTACCAGTACCTCCGCTATTTCTAATTCTAAATTCTATGTCACTTGACGCTCCCTCCGCTCTAACATCAAGTCTAATAGATGGGTCTGGCGATGGACCAATACCCAAGTTATTTGATGCATAAAGAGTTGTGGCTGAAATGGATGTTCCTGACAGACCACCAGTCAGAGTTCCCCCAGATAACGGCAAAAAGTCACCATGACTGGTCAAAAATATATCACTTAAATTGGTACCACCAGAATATATTGTGTCACCTGATAAATTAACAAATTTAGCATTTCCACTTCCAGTTATATAAGATGTTGTATCTCCAGTACCATTTTGTCCCTCTATTATATTATCACTATCAGAAGCTGAACCCCTCTTAATCGTAAGAGCTCCAAGGGTGCTATTGGTTAAAATTTCAGGTGTTACTGAATTATTATATGCCTGTTGAAGTGTTGACACCGATATACCAGCGGCAGCACCAATTCTTTCACCAAATTTAGATATTGTTAAAAACCTAGCCTGACTAGTACTAGACAAATCAGTTGCTGACCTACTTACTGATAATATCCCAACTAAAATACCAACACTAATGTGGTTCTGAAAAGTGGTGAATGATTCGGTTTGTGCTGCGGAAATAGCAACACTTAAATTATCGTAAACTTGTTGTCCATATTGAACTCTAAATTCGCCACTTTGTAATAAATAAATTCTTTGGTTGGTGGACCTATTAACACCGCCACCAACAGCCGTAACAGTACCATTTAAATCATAGTTTGTTGGGTCAATAAGTGTTGTGTCTGAAAATGTTCCACCAGTTTGTGTTCTATACTTAAATGTTGTTGGAACATTTGCTGGTATGTCAAGAGTGTTTGGATTGGTTCTATCAGTAGTAAACCCAATTCCAAAACCATATAAAACCCCAAAACTAGTGTTATATGATAAATTGGTCCCATTGGGTGATGGAATCACCCCACCATTAATTAAATTAATTGGTGCGAACATATCCCTAACTTGAGATATAGGGGATATAATAAAATCTGGTTCATCGAAAACATCTGTAATATTAACCTTATCAGAATGGTTAACTTTTCCTAAATATATATTTAGTCTCCTATCGCTTGGTTCTGGTTTTGTTGGTGATATCGAAATAGTTAAACTAGGTGTTAATGACACATAAGATTCTGTTGATGAGCTTAGGAATGGTGTTGTAACACCAGTTGTCCCAGAAAAATCGATGTATTCTATACTAGGAAATGTTGGGTTAGTTTCATTATTAACAATCCAACCCTCAACTCGACCCACATCAAATGTTGTTGGTGACGATACTGATAATCCAGAAAAGGTAAATACTCCAGTAGATGCATTATTAACAGAAAGTATATTTGACTCTTTTAATGTTATATTTGTAATATCATTTTCTCTATAAATGTTGACGAATACTGTACCTGATAAACCATTAGAAATCACCCTACCAACTTCTGCCGTTCTAGAAGTTATAAACACATCATCAACTGTGGAAAAAGCACCAAATACTGTATCGGATAAATATAAATTATCCCCAACAGAAAATCCAGTAGTATCAACATCATGTACACGACCAAAATTTGTTATAAATCCAAAGTCACCAACACCAATATTATGTGTTGCGACACCATCTGCATTGAAAAGGTCGTTTGTTCCACCACTAGCAATGGCTAAAGTAACTGATGGTGTCCCACTGGTAGAACCAGTTACTATACAAATTTGACCATTTAAAATAGTATTACTTGTGCCATTATAAACATAAACCATTGATTCTTGACCAATATTTACGGTCACATCATTATTTGGCGTAATTGGATTATAAGACAATGCATTAACATCATTCTTGAAGAATAGTGTTCCACCACTTATTGGGGTTATACCACCTTCTGTATTGAAATTAATATAATCAACATCTGATATCGTTGTAGCAGAAAAATTATCACTAACAACATTACCAACAAATACGTTTGCCCATTTATTATCGACAGCACCTAAATTCCTTGTAAGATTAGCATCCGAAATAATATCGGAACGAACTTCAAAATTATTACTTGGAATAAATATAAAATTTCCATTATTTCCAGATATTGAAAAATTATTACCATCATCTATTAATCTTGTAGTACCGCTACCAATGTTAACTTCATTAGCCCACAAATTATCCCACCTATAATCCGAACTACCTAAATTATAATTTAAAGTACTGCTTGGTAATATGTCACCAGAAATTGTTGTATTGGCACTTATTGTTAATGGTCCACTAATTGTAAGGGCACTGAAAGAATTAATCTCCGTGGATATTGATGACTCACCAGAATTAATTGTTAATATATTAGGTGTCCAAGTTAATCCACTTACAATACCAGATGAACCAGACATCGGTTCTAAGATGAATGTTGTATTTATACTATTTCCGTGATTTTTAAAATACATTCTAGTTTTTTATATTAAGTATCCGCTTAGTTGGAATTTACATGTTTGATTTAAATCTTTAACTACACTAATAAATACGCTTTGACCAGCACCAATAAAAAATTCTGTTGGTCCTGTAATCGAAAGACCATTAAATTTTTCTATACCATCAGCTTTTATTATAATGTTTGTTATATTCTCAACCCCACTTATATTAGTTAATGTCATATCATATTCAGCTATAAATGAAAAATCCTTTTCAGACCTAGGTTTGTAAATAATTTCAAAATTAATCACATTATTTACCTTATCTGCTTCAATTCTAAGTAAGGGTTGTCTAACCCTATCAGAAATTTCAAATAAAGCCATAGCCCTATTAACAGCTGGAATAACTTCAAAACTATCCTCATCAAGAATATATCCAGCCAATAACATCTCAAATGGTTGAACATAAAATTTTCTTTTTTCAAAATCCTCGATATTGGATTCATCTCCAATATTTTGAAGTGTAATTGGCATTGGGTGTCCATTAACCCTTACATAGGATTGAATTGATTGAAAAGCATGTTGAACTTTAGTGTTTAATTTGTTTAAATCTCTCATTCTGTTACAGAAAAGCCTTACCTCATATGTAAAATCGACTGATGTTGGTTGGGGTATTTTATAAACATCAATACCAACTCGACCACCTTCGTTGGTTGGGACTTTCATATATGTATAGGTATTTCTACCTGGGATATTCCATAACCCAGCTTGATTCGTACCAACTTGTGGGTTAGGTAATCTAACAACAGTAATGAACGGCATTTTTATATTCTTATATTTATCAGAATGTTGCCAAGTTTTACTGAATTCAGCCCATCGTTGAAGTGTTAAAAATATAACGGGTACCTTTTCCCCATCAATAACAATTTCTAAATCCTCATCAATAAACCTTATAAATGTACCATCAATATCCTCATAAGACACCCCTCTTGGTAGGAAAGTACCTTGATTGGCTATGTCATCAAGAATCTCCTGTCTTCTCTCTGGACCAACCTTATCTCTAGTTATCTTTATATTTTTTCTAAATCCCTTTGGCAATGCACACATTATAATATCATATTTTAAACTCCCCTGAATTCATTACCATCCACAGGATTACAAGTAACACTTCTAAATGCACTCTTATATCCCATTATGGTATGTTTATTGTCGTAATTCTTTTTGCCATCATTGGCAACTGAGAAATATATCATATTAGTCTCCGTAACTGGATAACCAATATAATCACCCATGTCAATATCAGTATCTAATTCATCTAATTGACTAACATAAATTTCGAACAATAAATTACCACCCTCTAAGAATCTTAAACTTCCATTAGGGTTGTATGTTTTATTTTCAGGTTCCTCAATTATCGGACTAACCAACAATTCTACTGGTGGGTAATATCTAATCTCATCCTTTCCAGCCTCACCATAAATATCATCTGTCGTGGTTAATTCTCGGTTTATTCTATATAAAATAATAGTAAAATTCCCATCACCCTCAATGGCTTCACGACCTAGGTTAATCTCTAATTTAAAATCTTCTTCACTAAACCATTTATTTATTCTACTAATAGGTATTATTTTTTTATCTCTCATGATTATGTTTTTTAATAAATTTATGAATAAGTTTATTAGAACAACCATAAATTAAACCTATTTGAACTAAATTCATATTTTCAGATAAATATTTTTTAATTTCATCTATATTTAATTTATATTTATTACGTCTTTCCTTATTTATTTTAAAAAATCTAAGATTATTATTTATAACATCCATAGAGCAACCATATAAATTAGCAATTTCCCTTATTGTTTTATTTTCATTTATAAATAAATTAAATAAAATTTCCTTATCAATTTTAAATTTAAAATTAGGGTTATTTTCACCCTTAAAAGTACCATTATTAATAACTGTTTTATTTCTTTTTTTTAAAGAATCTTTAGATAATTTTTTACCAAACATGGGGTTTTTTTCACCTATATTTTTTTGTCTTCGTTTTTCTTTAGTTTCATCACTTTGTTTACAACCTAAACAGCCTCCACCACCAGCAGAAATATTATAACCTTTTTTAATACTATTAAGTTTATTAATCCAAAATTTTTCTTTCGCATCCAATTCTTCCTTAGAATAACAAAACTCAAGTATATCTTTATTAAAAAATTCTTTTCCGTATTTTTTAATAGCTCTCTTAATAATAATACCAGAACCCAAATATTCTGGATTGTTTTTAGAGTCCTGACCAATATAAATCTTATTATTAACTAAATTGGTTATTTTATAAATAACCATAGAATTCTCTAACTCAAAATCTTCCTCTGAGAAGAACTTATTCACGCGATTTATTGGAACTTTTTTTTGATTAGCCATACTTCTTTTTAGATAAATATTCAAAAACTATAAAATAACTCATAATACTTGATTTTTATTATAAATTTACTTATATTAAACTAGATATTAAGAGATAGAATATAATATGAGAATAGAGGATATAAAAGGACGTTCGGCATTAGAAAAATTAAAAAAATATAATGGCACCAATCCATATATAAAAAAATTGAAGTTGGACTTTGAAAATAAGCGCATAAATCTAACTGCAACCCAAAGTAAATACATTGAAGACCATTATCAAATGGACCCAATTTTAATCAATAGGGTTATTGGTATTACTGATTATTTAGGTTCTGAATTACAAAAGAATGAATCCTTGTCATTCAAACCAGAACGAATATTAGTTGAATATATGCTTGGTGAGACTGAAAAATCATACCATGTGTATGGGAAGCTTAAGAAGAATCAAAAGAAATCTGGAATGTACTTCATACCTAAGTCACAAGTTAACGATGACCCATACTTTGAACACGTAGACATTGAGGTTGATTTCGAAAAGTATAAAAAACTCGATACCTTTGTATTGAAAGATGGTACCATTGGAAGAACACCCTACGAACATCAGAAGGAAGGAATTAAATTTTTATTGGGTCGTGATGGTTGCATATTAGCTGACGATATGGGTTTGGGAAAAACCTATCAAGCCATTATAGCCGCCCTTGAGAAGGGTGCTGAAAGGATACTCATTGTTTGCCCATCGAGCGTTAAGATAAATTGGGAAAGAGAAATTCGCTTTTTCCAATGCCACGATACCTCAATTATCGATGGTAAAAAATGGAACCCAGCTAGATTCACTATTATCAATTATGACATTCTTAAGAATTTCCATGAAGTTCCAGACACTAAGATAAAAGAAGAGGATATATGTTGGGAAAATCAACACCTTGTCCAAGGTCAATTTGACCTATGTATAATTGACGAGGCTCACTATTTAAAAGACCATACTAGCTTACGTGGTAGTATCATGAAAGATTTATGTGTTAAACATGGGATTGATATAGTTTGGTTACTTACTGGAACACCTGTTGCAAACAGACCTAAAGATTTTTATAATCTTTTGGCTCTTATTAAAGCCCCTATTGCAGATAATTGGATGTTCTATGTAAAGAGGTACTGTGAAGCCAGAATGTTCAACAAGAAGCTTAAAAATGGCAAGACAAAACAAATATGGCTCACAAATGGTGCATCGAACTTAGAAGAACTTTCTAGAAAGGTTAGAAATTTATTCTTAAGGAGAATGAAAACCGAAATAGATGATATGCCAGATAAGATTGTCACCCCCATATATCACGATATGACCAAAGAAGAGTTAAGAGGGTATGATGGTTTATGGGATGAATATTTAACCGAACGTAAACGATTAAAAAAGCGTGGTGATGTTGACAAGGATTTAGTAGAATTGATTTTACTTAGACAATACATCGCCAAAATTACCATACCCAAGACTATTGAAATGGTGGAGAATGCACTTGAACAAGACCAAAAGGTAATTATTTTCACAAACTTTACTGAGGAATTACAAACACTTCATGACCATTTTGGAAATGAATCAGTAATCCACTATGGTGAAATGACAGATAAACAAAAGCAAGTATCAGTTGATGCCTTCCAAAACAACCCAAATAAACGAATATTTATTGGTAATATTAAATCTGCTGGTGTTGGTATTACTCTTACTGAGGGGACAATTGTTATTTTTAATTCATTTGATTGGGTTACTGGAAATAATGAACAAGCTGAGGACCGTTCTTATCGCATAGGTCAAACAAATCACGTTAATGTATATTATCAATTATTTAATGATAGTATTGCAACTAGAATGTGGGAAGTATTAAGAAACAAAAAAGAAGTAATTGATAGAATAATAGGTCAACAAATTGATTTGGATGATGAAGAATCGATAGAATTAATAATGGAGCATTTAATTAGTGAATTATGATAAGTGTATATACAATGGAAAATTGTCCTTTTTGTAAAGAATTAAAGGACTTATTAGTGGAAGATGGGATTAAATTTACAGAAGTAGATATTAACCTTCCAGAAAACGAGAAAGAAAGTGAAAAAGTATTTAAAATAACTGGTGTTGATAGCGTACCTATTGTTAGGGTTGGGACCAAACTATTAGCCCCAGATGTATCATTTACAAGTATTATTGAATGTTTTGAATTAATTAAGGGATTACTTAAAGTTTAAGGTCATCTGAAATTGTCTGTAAATCCTTAATTATACTTGGTGTATTATGCTCCACCCACCCAGCTAATTCGTCATCTTTTCCTAGAAGTCGTCTAACGCTTTCTAATTTTTCTCTGATAACTGGGTCGTCACAATATTGAATAGCCATGTCTAATTCTCGATAAGCATCAAATAAATGATTGGTGCATTTATTCATTATTGCTTTAACCATAGTCATTCTTTTATATGGATTAAATTCCACATCTAACCTTTCTTGTATAAATTTCTTTGTTTCCATCATTAATAAATATTTATAAAAAAAGGAAAAGACTATCACATTTTAATGAGATATAGGAAAGTCTAGATATTTATAATAAAAGGTATATGGCAATAGATAACGAAGATAGAGAAAGATTGTATAGACAATTTAGACATTCATTAGGGTCACCTCATCGACAAATAGAAGTCGATGACGACCAACTTTGTACATTTTTAGAAATGGCAATTGAGGATTATGCACAATATGTGCAAGAATGGCTTATTGAACATCAATGGCAATCTCTTTTAGGGCAAAGTATTGATAAAACAGATATGGCATTCGCATTAAGTGTCAGAAATTTTGATTTTATGACTCAATATACCTATGCATATTCCAAACAAGTCGGTCTTCAAGCTAGGGGTCCGTGGGAACTTAAAAAAGACTATATTGATGTTGTTGCTGGTCAACAAGTTTATCAAATTCCAGCTGGGAGAGAAATAAACGAAGTGCTTTGGATAACACCATCTGTAACCAATATGGCATTATTCTCAAATATGGGTGGTATGGATATGGGATTTGGTGGTGGATTCGGTCAAATGGGTAATGGTGGTGGTGGTACTGGCGGTGCTGGTGCTGGTGGTACTGGTGGATATTATATAGCCCCAGCTTTTGATATATTATTAACGGCTCAAGATTTTAATCTAAAGAATAGAATTGTTAGAAGTGAATTGGTTTACAAATTAACGGCTGGACCAGATGGAACTAGGTTACTTCATCTACTTAGTGTACCAGGTTCTCGTTTCACTTTCGGTAATGGATTAGGTAATGGTAACACAGGCTCCCTTAACCTTAATGGGTGTCAAGTATGGTATCACTATTATGATACATCTAATGGGAATGCTGATGAATGTAAGGCTGAAAATTCGGATATTATTAAATTACCCAATGAAGTCCCATTATCTAAACTTGATTACAGCACTTTTAATGAACCAACTAAGACTCTAGTAAGGAAACTATTCATTGGTCATGGTAAAAGAGCCCTAGGTCGAACTAGAGGTAAATTCGGTGGCGTAGTTGGAACATTGGAAGCCCAAAGAACAATGGATTATGAATCTCTAATTACAGAAGGTAATGACGAGATAAAAGAAACATTGGAAAGGCTTGATGAAAGACTTATGAGATTATCTTCTGATAAACAACTTGAAAGAGCAGCAAATGAATCTGAGAACTTAAATAAGCACCTCAAATTCAGACCCATGGGTATATATATTAAATAAATTATTTAATTTTTTAAATATATCTTCATTATATCTAATAACTATTAAAGGAATATTGTTATCACGACAATATTCCTTTTTAATATTATCTCTAAATTTAATATTTTTTAAGGTTTCTTCACCACCCCAATATTTAACTGGTTTATAATGTTGTGCTCCATTATATTCAATACATATATTATGTGTTGGTAAATAAAAATCAAATGGTAATTCGTTTTTATTTCTACAATCTGGGAATTTGTATTGTATTATATATTCTATTTTATTTTCTATTAAATACTCTCGTATAATCTTTTCTCCTTTAGATTCTTTACATTTAGGACAATTACAACCCCTTAAATGTTCCACTGGTCTTTGTTCAAACTCCCCATGTATATTACATATAATTTTTACTCTATCTCTATTAGTTTTATAATCAACTAATGAATAATCGTATTTATCACCATGTATACTTCTAGATTTTTCAATAAATTCTTCAATTGTTAACCTTTGATGGTTACTTATAGATTCATTAGCACATTTTTGACAACCACTACCACCATAATGAAATCTAGCCTCTTGTTCAAATTCACCATGAATAGGACAAATTATAATTATTTTACTTCGCTTACCATTATAATCAACTAATGAATAATCGTATTTATCACCATGTATACTTCTAGATTTTTCAATAAATTCTTCATTATTTGGTTTGTGATTAGATTTACATTTATCACAACCACTATTAGTTCTTAAGTGATTTCTAGGCTCAATTAAAAATTCACCATGTATTGGGCACTTTATTATTATCTTTTCATTCTGTTTAATATACTTAACTAACGAATAATCAAATTTATTACCATGTTTTTCTTTTGCTCTTTCAACAAATACTTCTGTTGTTATTAATACACTCATATTCTTTTAATTATAATTAATAGAATATTAGAAAAAGAAAAAAATAATTTTAAAGTTCAGACCCCTTGGATTTTGGATAAAATAAAAAGGGAACGTGTTCCCTTTTTTTATTAGAAATTAAATTCACTATCTTCATCTTCATCTTCTTCACATTTTTTGACGTTCCTATGATATTGAGTAATTGCGTTCATCGCATCCACACCAGATGTCATTATCTCACTATGTGTTTTTTCCACTACCTCTTCGGTTTCAGTCGTACCTGTATCACCATGAAAGAATGTCTCTGATGAACAATAGTCTAACCATTGTTCGTATTTATCATCATCGTTATGATTACCCACGGTATTATAATATATCGCCCTTTCATTAGCGAGGTCTTCATATTTCCACATGTCATTAAATTCACAAAGAATTTCATCCCACCTTTTTGATGAAAGGTAAATAACACCATCATCACCAGTAACAACATCAACCATAATCTCAACCATTTTAGGTAAAAGACCATATGTTGATATGTCTTTTAAATCCTTGAGTTCAAGTATCTGGAATATGGCATCAAGTCTATCCTTTTCAGCTTTAATACCATCTAGCCTTTCTTTAACCATTCTTTCATGGTAATCCTCAACCAAGACATCCCATTCATCTTGCACCATATAGTTTGGTAATTTATTAACAGATGTCCAGAATCTAAATTCCTTGTCTTCCATAGTCATAAGTTCATCATAAGAATCTTGGTCACCCTTTTCGTATGGATAGCCAGCTACCAGTTCACATTCTTTTTCAGTGAATTCTCTACGTTTTTCTAACTCTATGTGAGTTTTCTTAGTTTCCTTATCCTTAACCTTAATGACGTTAATTGGAATGTTATCAACGGTCTTAAATGTACCTTTATTTTTACCAACTTTAATTTCAACCAAACGTTCACGAATATCTGGTGAAAAACAAACGAGTAGAGGATGTATTCTCTTATTGAACGCATCAATATACTTACCAACATTATATTCATCAGTAGTTAATTCTGGATTACTTTCTATTTGGTCTCTTGGTATTAGTTTACAGTTTAACTGAATTGATTTTTCACCACTTTCCTTGTCACTAATTGACTTAATATCACCAGTTGACTTAGAATCACCAGTATTAACATAATAAATAACATCACCTAAAGAAACGTTTTGAATATTATCAGCGATTAATAATTCCATATGTGCTTGTCTAGGATTGGCATTACCAGCCTTATTCTTACCAGCAACATGCTTCTTATATGCCGAAATTGTCTTTTTAACCTTACCCTTACTAGCTATCTTAACAAGTGGAATTTGGTAATTATATATCTTTTCTATGTAATCATAATAATAATTAATAAAAGAATAACCATCACCCGCTAATAACATCTTTATCCCATTATCCAAAAACTCTTCAATGTATATCGGCATCTTATTAGACTTGACACTATTACCCACAAGTTTAACCTTACCACCAATAGAGTTAGCATAGTTCTTTCTTGCAAAGTTGATTGTTGACTCACAAACATCATCAAGGTCTAATCCCATTCTACCTTCCATGAACGTTTCATTAAATTCGGCTAGGATGGCATCAACACCAATTAGTGTTTTACCACCCTGACCCTCAGTTTTCCAATGTTCGCCAGTGGCAGTATAAGTATAAGTATTAATTGATTCTGGTCTCGCAAAATTGAAACCATCGGTATCGCCAACGAGTGGACGGAATCCTTTGCTTTTAAAGAACTTAACCATAAGACGAAGTGCTTGACGACCTCTACACGTGGTTTCTTCCGCACAATCAGTATCACCCCAATTAAACAAATAAGGGGCACCTAACGCACCAAAGAATGAGTTAGCCAATATCTTAAGTGGTAATTGCTTCTTATCATAATCAGAGGCTAATTTTTTTTCTTTAATTATTGCTCGTTCTACCTTAGCAATCGTTGCTTCGTCCAAGGTATCTCGTTGTTCCTCTAAATTTTTAACCAATTCCTTTGCTCTATCTTTATGTTTACCAGCCTTGAATTTAAACTCATCTCTAGTATCCACAATATATGTAAGTAGACCCTCCATTACGCCAGATATATCTAAATCTGGAAATATATTCCAAGTAAGTTGTGATTTGGGGTATAGGGCGGCATAATCGAATTTATCCACATCTTTAGCATACCCTACCTCAAGTAATCTTGAAAGACCACCAGTAAACTCACGCTTTTTTGTGGTTGCTGGTAAACCAAGACCCTTTTCATATGACCATGCCGCCATAATAAGTTTCCATTGACCAGCAGTTCCCATTGTAGAACTTCGAGTATAGCTTGTGGGTAGTAATTTACCCACTAAGAACGCAGCTTGATTATATATACCATCTACCTGTTCGGTTTCCCAAAGGTCATCAGATAAATAACGTCGAACTATGTAATCACCCTTAACCAATGTAAGTGGTTCTGGTAATTCATTAATATATTCTGAATTTTCCAATAATCCCCAAGAACCATTCTCATCATTAAACCAATAATCTCTTGTATCAGCCCATGTCTTATAAATTTTATCACCATCCACATAGACTCTATTAGCCTTAGCAACACTAGAAAATTTGGTAATATACTTCAAAGACCATGATTTAATACTTGAATTAATCGCCATTGTTTTTCGGACAGTATGTGAGATATCAATTATATTATAACCCCACATAATTGTTTGTTCGAAATCTAGAGTTTCCGAACCTACCTTAAGTTTTGATGGTTTTCTTCTGAATTTTGATTTGGGGTTAAGGGTTTTAGCAATGTCAGTTATATCAACACCAAGCCTCTCACAACGCCTTTCTAAATAAGGCCAATCGAAGTATTCTGAATTATATGCCGTAATGATATCTGGTCTCATTTCGGCAATTACCTCAAAAAATCTATCGATTGCGATACGTTCAGAATCACGCTTCTCACGGTCAATCTTAATCATATCTTGTCCATCTATTTCCCGTCCCTCTAATAAAATTTTAGCCTCAGTTACACTTTTAATTTCTATAATTTCTTCAAAACCACGATTATCCCTTATACCAATTTGGAATATGGGGTCGGTTGCTGCCGTAAGTCCATGTGTCTCAAGGTCAAACTGCATCCTATGAACATCATTATAATCGTCCATTCCTTTGAATAGACGTTTCCCTGTTTGAACAAGAAATTGTTCTTGTGGTGCTAAGGCAAGGAAAAGACTTCTAATCTCTACTTCGTCCTCAGTGTTAGGTATTATCTTTTGGGAATATAAATTTACCTTATCATCATCAGCCTTTTTCATGTAAGAAAAAGCCTCACTTGTAAAATTTAAAATGTCAGTATATGAACCATTAGATGTAATCATATACTTGAAACCCTCATCCATTCTAGATGGGATATTACCATCTTTATCATCAATTTTGAGTGCGGTTACTTTTAGATTATGCTTTTTAAGTGAATTACGAATAGCATTACGATTACCTTGGAACATATATTCCGAAGCAGAATGTTTCATCCAAATAAAGGGCTTATAGTTATGAGTCTCTATCTTCTTACCAGTTTCTGGGTCATTGATTACGAGGTATACTTCATTTATATGATATGCTGATTCAATTGCAACAATATACTTTTGTGGGTCTCTACCCTCAAGGAACTGTTCAATTTCCTTAAAACTTACTTTTTCTTCTATCATTAAAAACACTATTAAAATTATTAATCTACGTTAGATTAACAAAATAACACTATTTTTATGAGAATTGCACGAATTTATTATTATTTTTTTATTGTACCCTCTAACACATTAATATATAAAATATTTCTAATTGGGCTTATAAGTGTTCCAGAACCGTCTAAAAATGTAATTGTAAATTGACCAATATACCTACCGCTCTTACTAGTATCTCTTTCATTGAATTGATATGCCACGTAAAACTGTTCTTCGATACAATCCGAAGTAGTATCGCAAGTTCTACATAGAAGTATCCCATCTTTACAACCAATTTTCTTAACACCGTTATCAGCATCATACATTGAAAATGTAATAGTGGCATTTTGTATTTTTTCGTGGAATTTTTTATAATCATTACGCCCATCTTGAATTAGTTCTAAGATGACCATTGGTAATGTTGCGTTTTTATTAATGTGGAATTCCATAATATCAGTTTATTATAAATATCACCTACCTACCAAATCGTTAATCCAAGTGAATCTATGATTAATTTTTTCTATTATATGTTCTGGCAAATTAACAATATGTTTAACATATTTAACCTCACCCTCTTTTATTGTATGTGGGAATTTAAAATTATAAAGCCCATCAAACTCAATTGTTGTTTGCTTTAAATCTATGAAGTTGTCTTTATCATACGCGAATGGTTTTTCACCAATAAATTTATGTATTTTATTAAGTGTTTCTTGAGGATTCATCGTTAAATCACCATATCTAACTAAGAGAATCCTATCACTATATCCCATCTCATAAGCATCATTTAGAAGCCAAACTGGTCTAGCTACAATTCCACCATCATTAATGAAAGCGTCCACCCTAGCACCAATAGTACTAAAATCAACCCCACCAATTTCATCAGGATTCTCTAACAATATGGTTTTCTGATAATGAGTCTCAATACTACTAACTACCTCTACTGGGTCTCTATAAGTCCAAATTATCTTAGTGTCTGTATGCTGTAATATGGCATCCAATAGTGGTAGGTTATTAGACCAACCTCTGCACTTATCAAATACAATATTCTTATCATGGTAAAACCCATCAATAAACCCCTTAAGACCAATACGCATATTTTCATATTGTGAGAGCCTATCGTTGGTTTTAAATGTTGGATTATGTGAGAAAGTACTTCTCATATTATGAACCACATCAATCATTGGTGATGTTGCTGTGGCGTGAAATGAGGGATTCATGTTAAGTAAATTACATAACAACGTTGAGCCACTACGAGGCATACCCGCAATAAGATTTAATTTTTTCATAAAACAATTATACGATAATATTTGATATTATCAAGTCTTAACCATTTAAAACATCAATAGTTTTTTGAATTAATTTGCTCTCAGAATCTTTAATGTGTTTATCTGCAATATCATCTGTCCAAATAACAACTGGACCATGACCTAATACCATGGCTACAATTCCCCTTGGACCTCTTCTGATGACCATTAACTTTTTATCACCACTTTCTGTTGTAATAATTCGACCACCTGGTCTGTAATTAAATAATATATTCATAATCTTTGTTTTTAATTTATTTTGTTTTTTATATAAAATTGAGCAGTGATAATAATATACCACCCAATATTGACCCAGCAACACCAAACACTATATCCATAACATCAAACACTCCCTTTTTCAGAAGTAAATCCCAGATAAAATCTTTAATAAGTGTTGCTCCAATTCCAACTGACATACCTACTATGATACCCCTACCGATAGTATTGATTTCATGACCATCACTTGCGAATATAAGTCCGACAAATAATGTGATGATTAAACTAACTGTAAAATGTGTTTTTTTATCTTGTGCTATTTTCATAATTCTTCTTCAATTATTTCTATTTGTTTCTCATATCCCGCAAAATTATGCTTCGGGTTAGTCACTTCAATGGCAGTCACCCCAAAATCAATCTCCTGTTCAACCATTACATCATAATGATAACCTTCTGCATAAATAGCTTCAATTTCTTCTGTTGGTTCATTGATACATATTAATCCTATCTCAACTACTGCGTGGACACCTTGTCCATAGACAGTTCCTTCTTCTGTTTCAATTAGAACACCTTTAGATTTTAAATCTTGAAGTGCTAATTCTTTTGTGGGGTATTGAAGTTTGAATATGTTCATAATTATAAGGTTGTTAATTCTGTCATAAAATCATCGGATGGGAAGTAAGGTATGTGGGCTGCTTCTTTTATCATTGCATAGAATGGAGAGCCAGTTGTTCCACTTGTAAATCCAACGTTTACTAATGTATTTGGAGCTAAGACAGAGCCTGATAAATCTTCTCCAACTTTAACACCATCAATCCATAAACTGAAATCATCCTCTTTGTATCTGAATGCAATTTTTGAAAATACAGTAACATCAGCTACAATGGCTGTTATATTTCCAGTAGTAGAACCACCTACTGTATAAGTCGCTTGTATTGTTTGTGAGGCATTTTGATACCCTATAAACAATCTATTATTTACAGTTCCGTCATTCAAGCTAATTACTCTAAACGTTCCATCATCAAACAAAGCTGCCGAATGTAAAAACAATACTCCTTCCTCTGAATTGATATTAGCTGCTCCGATGTTCTTATTTGGTACAGAATCAGCATTCCTTGTAACTGCTACCGTTGTTGTGGAAATGTAGCTTGTGGCGTATGCTCCTGCTTCTAGTTGTGCTCCCCAGAAATAGATACTTTCAGAGGTAGGTAAACTTCGCGCTGCCTGAACAGATATAGTTGATGCACCGATATTTGTGGTTACAGTAAATATTAATCTTGTATAGTCACCTATGGTCACATTTGGAATTTGATTTGCACTTACCAGCAACGTGCCCACATTATCATATATAAAGACAATGAAATTTGTAGCATCAATGTTTTTAACGTAGATAGAAAATGTATAATTAGTACTAGCCAAGCAAGCTATTCCTATTTGTCCAATCCTACCTAAACCACCACCACCAGTAATAGTGTCGGATGTAAGAGTCCCTGCTGGTGATACATCTGTGTTTGCAGTTACTAAAGTGCCATCACCAAATGTTGACCAAATAGCATTGTCAAATTCTTCACTTCTTAACACTATATTAGTCCTCTGTGGTTCAACCAACATAACAGGGCAACCTCCTAGAGAATAGTCAATCCTAGGAACGTTTAAACGGTCTGTTGTTGGTAGGTATGGTTTAGCTACTGAGCCTTGAACGAGTTGTGCGCCCCAAAGATATAACCCTGAAACATCGTTACCAGCAAAACTAGATAAAGCATTAATACTTTCACCAATATTAAGTCTACAAGCCGCTAACGATGCACCGCTATCTACCGTTATATAACACCTATACCATCCATCACCTGCATCAATTGCATTGTAATTTAATATATTTGCTCCAACAACACCAAATGAGCCATCTGATAAATCAAATGAGGCAGAGTCATCCACTAAATCACCAATTCTCAAACCAAGAAAACCATACTCGCCAGCTTTAGCATAAACTGACAATGTTTTTAATCCTGTACTAAAGCTGAGTTTATCAATACGGTGCTGGATATTAGTTGTGTTTGGTATTATTTTATCTGCTGTTGAAGTGCCATTGGGGGCAGTAATCGTGTTAGTTGTAACAGCCGTTTGTGTTTTAGTCCAAAACGCATTATCAAACTGCTCAGAATAACTAAATAAATTATAACAAGCGTCACCAATAACACCATCTGCATCTGTTCTCGTTGCTGAGGTTGCTCTTGTAAATGTTAAATCTCCTGAGCCATCGAAAGGTTTAAGTGCTGGTAAAATACCTTCTGTAAAGGCACTAGGAGTCAATACCCAACTAGCCTTATAAAACATACCTCTACTTTCAAACAAATCATCATACACATCTCTACTTTCTTCGTAAACTCCAAATAAGCCTACACGGATTGCAAAGACATTTAGTATCTGACGAATTGTGTTAATAAGAAGTGTTGCTGCTCTATTCATATTATCCTTGCACTATCCAATATTCTACACGAGTTCCTTCTGACCATTCAGAATAGATGATGTTATCTGCTGATGTAACATAAGCTCCTGACATTAGTACCCATCCTGCTGGTACAGTTGGTTCTGTTCCTGAATTATGGTAAAGTTTTTGTGTTACCCCAATTTTTGCTCCCGTTAAATCATCAGTGATATTACCCGTTGCTGGGGAACTAAATAAATTAAAAATCTTAGGTGTAGTGAAATCAATTGTCGTTCCAGTATCAGCAACAGTTAATGGTAGAAATACACCCTCCCCAGTTGTTCCAGTTACAACGTTTCCAGATGAATCAAAGCCAAGGTTATTAATACTTGTTCCACTTCCAATCGTTTTCACATTAAGCCTCTCTACATGTGTGGTATTGGCACTTACAGATGTTATATTTGAACCAATAATATGTGAGTGTGCGTGATTAATGGTACTTCCCGACCCACCAACAATTGATGAATAAAGTGAGTTTATTGTGTTATTCTTCCCACCGCCAATTGCCGAATAATCACCATCAATTATATTATTACTACTCCCACCAACAATTGATGAGTTGGTCGAACCTGTCAGGTTATTTCCATACCCACCAACAACCGATGAATATGTTGAATTATGTATTTGATTATAACTACCATTACCAATGAAATTACCGTATTTACCATCAATTATATTTCCACTCCCCCCAACAATTGTGTTAATCCAACCATCACCATTAATCGTATTTTCCCATCCACCAAGTATTTCCGCAGTATAACTACTGTCAATTGAATTTGATTTACCACCAACAATGGTTGAATACTCACTTCCATCAATTGTATTTTCACCCCCACCACCAATAATTGAACCATTGGAAATAGAAATAATATTACTCTCCCCACCCCCAATAAAATTTGATGCCAAGAACCCACCCCCATCAATCATATTATTTTTACCACCAACTATAGATGAATGACTAGAGGTACCACTGACTACATTTGAATATCCAGCCCCTATAAAGGCATATTGACTGGTAATGAAGTTTTGAGCACCACCACCAATAGTAGAATCTTTGGTTTTATCGAGGGTATTGTATACTCCACCAAGAATTGCACTACCAATACCAGTAAAATTTCCACCAATTATTTGATTATAAGCACCACTAACAATAACACTGTCTGTGCCGCCATTTGAAAACGTTGTGGTTATACTATTGTTAGCACCACCAATTATACTTGAACGGATTGCGTTTAAAGTATTGTTTAACCCACCAACAATATTTGAATACTTTACTGAAGAATAACCTAAGTTCCCAATACTATTATTCTTACCCCCGCCAATAGTAAGATAGAGGGAGTTATATCCCTCTGAACCAATAATTGTATTCCCTTCTCCACCATTAATGAAAGATTTGTGAGATAGGTAAATAATATTTCCAGTTCCATTTCCAATGAAGGAATGTGTTGAAGCTGAGACAGAATTACTCTCCCCACCAACGACAGATGAATAATTCGCTGACACATAATTAGTACCATTTACATTATTGGTCTTCCCTCCACCAATTGTTGAATAATTAGATTTTAGTAAACTATTGTCCTGACCACCAACAATAACACCACTAGAACATTCATTAATATTATTACTATTACCACCACCAACAACTGAATATGTTGACCCTCTTTCAATAAGATTTCCATAACCACCACCAATAAATGAAGTATAACTTCCACTAATTATATTATTACTCCCACCAACAATTGATGAGGTTATACTTCCAGTGCTAATAACGTTATTCTCCCCACCAACAATTGATGATTTAGTTGACCCAGTTATATTATTTCCATAACCACCATTTATATTTCCTTTAATATTTGCCATTACCCTATAATTATTACTCGCATTGTTTCACTAGATGATACATTAATGTCAACACTATTACTTGTATAGTTATTCACAATATTAGGAATAACTAACTCTCCAGAACTATCTTTAACTTGAACCAAAATATCCGTCGTACCTAAATTATGTGTTATTGTTGAGGTTGTTGCCCCCGTAAATGTGAAACTTTCAACATATTTACCACTAAGACCACCAGTAATTCCAGAAATGGGTTTTATCGTAATATCACCATTACTTTCCCTAGTTAACACATCCGTACTAACACCGCTTGTGGGTGTTGAATTTATATTTAAATTTGGAACATATACAGTATCAACAGTCGAGCCTGTTATCCCACTACCACCAATAACAACTGATTTATTGGCAGTAACTATATTCGACTGACCACCAATAACCGCTGAACTAATTCCAGTAGCCGTATTACCAAGACCATACCAATACCCACCACTAACAAATGAACCAGCACCTGTTGCGGAGTGATAAAATCCAGTTACAAAACTATAACCACCACCACTCGTTGTACATTTATAGCCACTAACAATTGCTGAGTTATATCCATCAGCATGATTACCCCTCCCCCCAACAATTGTTGAGCTAGTACTTGCTGTATTACTTACCCCCCCGACAGTTGTTGCGTTTTGACCACCAGC